AATACATTTTTTTCAGGTAGGAATAATTCAAAGAATGGTTTTACATCGTTTGGTGTTATAACTCTTTTGAAAACTTTAGTAATACCATTAACAACTAATTCTCTTTTGGTAATAGTATAATTTACCAAAATATTATTTGCGTTGAAGTTAGGTATTTTTAATCTGTTGGGAAATCCTTGAGCATTGTATGGTGATGTGAAATCAACGTCATATATGTTTTCAAATATAATACCCGCACCTGATACTTGAGAACCTCTCGCCAAAGTCCCGAGATATCTCGCATCTTCTTGGTCTCCAAATGCTGGCACCGTAATAGAAAAATCAACTAAAGATACTGATGGTCTTTGACCGGGAAGTTTCAATCCATAAGTTCTCGCAATATTGTATATTGAAGATCTCTGTTGAGCATATTGAAGGACTGTCTCTTGAATACTTCTATCAATATGATAATGTAGGTTATCCGCAACCGCGGCATTCAAATCCAAAAATACTGAGAATACAGATGCGTCATTAAAATCCTGAATTAGTTCGGGATAATATGTCCTTACATAATTTAATAACTCAGTTCTTATTCCTTGATAATCTCTGGTTGTATATGAAATTTTACGATTTGCCATCTATATTAAATATTAATAATAACAAAATCACTTTGAGCAAAAGTTGATCTGTTGTTTGAGTAATCTATTCTAATTTTTGCGGTATATTCCGAAGTCCCTTTACCGGGTAATCTATAAATTGGAGACTCACTCGTTCCCACTATATTTTCACCTATCATAGTATCAACTTCCTCCATAGGGTCTGCAGGTGTAATTGTTATTTGATTCAATAACAGATTTGGCATAAAATTTTGAACCGCATCCCTTATATCTGATTGTATAGCATCAAAAGTTAAACCATCAAAAGGTTCAAATAAAAATTCGTATAATCTGGTTCCAAATTCAGGTAAATAATATCTACTTCCTTTTCTAGTTAAAAGTAAGTGAATTAAATCCGATTTTACCTGTTGAGATTCTAATTGAGTGAGTTCTAAATAATCACCTCTTCTTGAATCTTTGAAAGGAAAATTTATACCATATGTAAATCCATTCGCCATAAAGATAAATATAAGACCCTTGTTTTTCCTTATAAATAGCCATAAATAAAAAATCCCGATATATATCGGGATTAATTAATTTAATTAAGAAGAACAACCAAAACAATCAATTTCAATTCCTTCAGGTTTTGGTGGTAAATTCATACTACTGTAATCTATTTTAGGAACTTCCACATTTGGTTTTGGTGTCTTAACCTTTGACAAGTCCAACGCTAAGTGTTTAGCTCCAGTTGAAATTGCCTTAGTCCTTACATAATAACATAATGTTTTCAAACCTTTTTCCCACGAGTGAAAGTGAGATGATGTAATTTTAGACAACGTAGGATTCGACATATATATGTTCATAGACTGAGACTGGTCAATGAATGGTGCTCTATCCGCCGCCATATCAATTAACTCTCTCTGTGATATTTCCCAAATTGTTTTATACTTTGGAATTAGATGCTCAATTCTTTTAACTTTTTTGTTATAGTTTTTATCCTCAGGGTCAAGATATTGATTGAAATTAATATTTTGTATTGAACCTTCATTCAAAATGATTTCATTCTTCAAATCTTCAGACCAAATACCAATTTTTTCGAAGTCATTAATCAAATACTTGTTTACAATCAAAATTTCACCCCCAACAACTCTTCGATTGAATAGTGCCGAATGAGCAGGTTCAGTCATTTCGAACGACCCTGTAATCTTGGCAGATGACGCAACTGGCATCTGAGCGGTAAACAATGAATTACAAACTCCAAATTCTTGTACATCTTTTTTCAATGTGTCCCAATCCAAACTCAAATCAGAAGACTCAACTCCCCACATATCGAATTGGAAAATACCTTTTGACATTGGAGAACCTTTGAAGAATTCGTAAGGGTGTCTAATTCCTTTCTTACACAAATCATTACTTTCAGTAATTGACGCAAAATAAATCGCTTCAAATATTTTTTTGTTCAAGTCCTTAGCCTCATCCGAAGTGAACGAATAGTCCATTAAACAAAAAACATCTGCAAGTCCTTGAACTCCAATAGCAATTGCTCTTTGTTCAAGTCCACCTTTTAATCCTTTTGCAGTTGAATAACTATTTTTATCGATAACATTGTTCAACGCTCTAACGGTCTTTCTTACTTCATGAATTAGTAATGAATAATCAAATTTACCTTCAACAATAAAGTTCTTCAACACAATAGAAGATAGTGTACAAATAGCAGTTGTCTCCTCATCAGTAAATTGATAGATTTCATTACATAGGTTGGACTGTTTAATAACACCGATATTTTGATGGTTTGTTTTTCTGTTTGCACTATCCTTAGCACATAAGTATGGAACACCAGTTTCAACTTGAGATTCAATTACCTTACTCCAAATCTCCTGAGCCTTTACCTTTTTACCAATACCAGCCTCAATTGCAAGTTGATAATTTTTCTCATACTCCTCACCATAACACTCTTGTAACGGTTTAATACCTGCCTTGAGAATATCATTAGGACAGAACAAGTACCATTCTTCATTGTTCTTAACCGCTCTCATAAAGTTATCAGGAATCCACAAGGCAGTGAACAAGTCTCTTGCTCTTAATTCTTCCGCTCCCGTATTTTTCTTGATATCCAACAAGTCCATAATATCTTTATGCCATGGTTCTAAGTAGATAGCCGCACTACCAGGTCGTCTTCCCTGTTGATTGAAGAACCTTAATGATTCATTCACAATCTTCAAGTACTTTAATAGACCACCAGCAAATCCTCCTGAAGATTTAATACGACTTTCTTTACTTCTAATATTAGACATAGACAATCCAATACCCGCAGCATCTGAAGAATAAGTTGAAATGTCATTCAATGATTTAAGTAATCCATCTCTTGAGTCTGAGTTGTTATAATGTAAAACACAAGAAGCTAACTGAGGAACTTTTGTACCAGAGTTAATCATGATTGGAGTTGCCTTAGAAATTCGTTGACTTGACAAAGATTCATAATAATCCATCGCCTCTTCAAAAGTATTTGTTACCCATAGAGCAACTCTCATATACATGTGTTGAGGTCTTTCAATTACTTTACCTTCAGGTGTTTTCAACAAATACATTTCCTGTAAAGACCTCCAAGCGAAGTAATCGAAATTGTAATCATTTTCGTGATTGATTACTTCATCAATTTTACTTGGTCCATATTTTTCAATAATAGACATAAGGTCATCATGTACAACACCGTCAACATGTAACGTATGCATTGTATTTGAAAAACTCGGGTCAGTTTCTTTGTGGTAAGAAGAAATTGCCACAGAGGATGCAAGTCTTGAATAATCGTAGTGACTACCAGTATAAGCCGCTGCAATCTCGTACACAAGTTTATCCAACTCCTTAGTTGTTATATTTCCTTCAGTAGGTACTGAGGTAATAACTTTAATGAAAATTTCATCAGAGTTAACGTTCAACCCTTTTGCCGCACGTTTAATCCTATTATAAATTTTTTGAGGGTTGAAAGACTCTCCTTCCCCCCCTCTTTTTTTGATTTTTAATGACATCATAAGTATTAAGATATTAAATTAAAAGTCAGAATCAAATGATATTGTTTCATTCAATTTCGCTTTTTGGTATTCCATTGTTCTTGACTCGAAAAAGTTACCTTTGGTCTCAACGGCAATTTGTTCCATAAACTTGAATGGTTGTTCTACGTTGAATTCTTTTTTACATCCAAACTTAACCAACAGACCATCAGTTACGAACTCAAGATATTGTTTCATCAAGTTAGAGTTCATACCAATTAGTGAAACTGGTAGAGATTCAGTGATAAATTCTTTCTCAATCTCAAGTGCTGATAATAGAATTTCTTTAATTCTTTTTTCACTTGGTTTGTTTTCCAAGTGGTTGTTCACCAAGTGAATTGCGAAGTCACAGTGTAGGTTTTCATCTTTGAAGATTAGACTGTTAGCATTACTTAGTCCTTGCATTATACCTCTTGACTTCAACCAAAAAATTGAACAGAATGACCCTGAGAAAAAGATACCTTCAACCGCAGCAAACGCGACAAGTCTCTCAGCGAAAGTTGAGTCTTCAATCCAATCGAACGCCCATTTAGCTTTCTTCTGTACTGCAGGTAGATTATCTAATGCTGTGAAACACAATTGTTTTTCCTCTTCGTTTGAGATGTAGGTATCAATCAATAGTGAATACATCAAACTGTGGATATTCTCCATCATCAGTTGAAACCCGTAGAAAAACTTTGCCTCAGGATACTGTACTTCCTTCAAGAAATTTTCTGCAAGGTTTTCATTTACAATACCATCCGAAGCTGCGAAGAATGATAAAATATTCTTTATAAAATATTGTTCATTTTCGGTTAGGTTATTCCAATCTCTAATGTCATTTGTCAAATCGACCTCTTCCGCAGTCCAAAACGCTGCCTGATGTTGTTTGTAAAATTCCCAAATGTCATCATGTTGAATTGGAAAAATGACAAATCGGTCGGGATTCTCTACTAAAATTTTTTCCATAATTAATTATTTGTTTTTTTATATTGTTTGTCTTTGTTGTTCATCTTTTTGTTTTCTCTTCTCCATCAACTCCTTAACTCTGTCTCGTTTCTTCTCTTCTTGTTGTTCTTCGAAACCTAAGAATGTAACCGAACTTTCCGTATCGATTTCCAATAATTCGTTATTGAATTTACAATTCTCAAACACAACTCCGTCTTTACCTAAACGAGATTTTGTTATCGCTATCGTAGCCAAATGTAATTCTTTTTGTTGAAGAGTTTTTGCCACCGTAATGATTACGTGTCCAACTTGAGCTTTCTTAATTGACCCACCCATTTGGTCTGTTGTTACAACCTCAGCCGAAATAGAACTTCTATTACCCTGTGTTGCAGTCCAACCAACCAAATCAAGTTCGTGACACATCGCCTCAAACCCTCTCATTACCGAACCTTCTGCTTTCCATTCATCTCTTGATGTTTACTCAGGTAACACACAATCAATATAATCCATCAGAATCATATCAATTTTATTTCCATCAGCGATAATTTTTCTGACTTGGTTTTTGATTTGATTCATCGTCATACTATCCGATGCCAATTTTTTCAATACAAGTTTGTTCTTCATAGTTTCTTGTATCTCAGTAACCTTACTCATTACATCTTCTCTGTGTTTTGATAACTCGTCAGGTGGAATACCTGTCCAAATCGTGAAGTGTTTTCTCTGAACAATCTTTGGATTGTCTTCAAAGAATACCTGAAGGACATTGTATCCCAAGTTAAACGCTGTGTTTGCAATCTTGGTTAAGATAGTAGTTTTACCAACACCAGTTGGTGCAAGAATTACACCTATCTCCCCTTTAGCTAACCCACCTTTAAGTAGTTTATCAATACCTGGTATACCCATAGGTATCGGATGTCTGTAGTCCTCATCTAACACGGTTTCTAAACCTGAGAAAATATCCGTTTGACCTTTCTCAATTTCACCGACTTGTAGTGCCTCTCTTACC